TTTGTTATATGGAAACAAATAATTTTTATGTCTATCTACATATCCGTAAAGATAATGGAGAACCTTTTTATGTTGGTAAAGGAAAAAATAATAGATCTAATGTTAAATACTCAAGAAGTCAATTTTGGAAAAATATTGTTAATAAATATGGTTTTGATATTATTTTATTAGAAGAAGGATTGACAGAAAAACAATCTTTCGAATTAGAAAAATATTGGATTAATCGTATTGGTAGAAGAGATTTAGATAAAGGTCCTTTGGTTAATTTAAGTGATGGTGGTGAAGGTAATAGTGGGAATAAATGGAATGAAGAACAAAAAGAAAATTTTTCTATAATTAGAAAAGGTACAAAACCTTGGAATAAGGGTAAAAAGTTTCCTCAAATAAAAGGTGAAAAGAATGGTATGTATGGTAAAACTAAAGATAAAAACCCATTCTATGGTAAAAAACATAGTGAAGAAACTAGGAAAAAAATTAGTGAGTCACTGAAAGGAATACCTTTATCAGAAGAACATAAAAAAAAGAAATCTTTATCTATGAAAGGTAAATTATCTGGAACTAAAAACCCTATGTATGGTAAATGTGGTGAAGATAACCCAAACTCTAGATTAACACAAGAACAAGCGAATGAAATTCGTTTAAAATATATACCATATAAATACACCATTAAAAGATTATCTAAAGAATATGGTGTTAGTGAACCAACTATAGGTTCTATTATTAAAGGTAACACATATGAAGTTTAAATACACAAAAGCGATATCAAAAATTCGTAGAATGAAATCTCGTATCAAAGTAATACAAGGTGGAAGTTCTGCGGGTTTGTAACCCCCTCTGAATAATAGTAGGAGGGGGTGAATAAGGTAAAACAATTGCGATACTATCCATCCTATTAGATAAGTGTCTTAAAACCCCTAATTTATCAGTTTCAGTAGTTTCAGAAAGTACACCTCACTTGAGACGTGGATGTGTAAGAGATTTCATTAATATTTTAAAAAGTACAGAAAGATTTAAATCTGATCAGTGGCACATCACTAATAGTACATATAAATTTTTAAATGGTTCATACATAGAATTCTTTTCCGCCGATATGGGAGATAAACTCAGAGGTGCGCGAAGAGACATACTCTATATTAACGAGGCGAACAATATTACAAGAGAAGCGTATTTAGAATTGGCGATGAGAAGTAATCAAGACATCTATATCGATTACAACCCTTCTCATAGTTTTTGGAATAAAGAGGTTTTAGAGGACGATAATTCTGAATTACTAATATTAACCTATAAAGATAATAATGGTTTACCACAGAACGTAATAGACTTCTTAGAGGGTAAAAGAGAACTGGCGAAAACATCTGAGTATTGGGATAATTGGTGTAAAGTATATTTGGATGGTTTAGAAGGTAAATTACAAGGAACTATATTTACTAATTACGATATCATAGATAAACTACCTGAAAATGAAACAAGATTATTAGGATTAGGATTAGACTTTGGTTTTACAAACGATCCATCTTCTTTGGTGGCGTTATATAAATGGGATGACAAAATAATCTTAGATGAAATCTTTTATCAAACAGGATTATTAAATAGTGATATTAGTAATAAGATAAAATCATATGGATTTCAAAGAAGTCCTATATACGCCGATTCGGCGGAACCCAAAAGTATCGCAGATATAAGAAGAAGTGGTATCAATATAAAACCAGTAGATAAAGGTAGAGATAGTATCTTATATGGTATAGAGTTATTACAAGAACAGAAGTTATGTGTCACCAAACGTTCAAAGAACTTATTAGACGAATTATCTAAGTACATATGGAAGGTAGATAAGGAAGGAAACAATACAAACGTTCCTGTGGACTCTAATAATCACGCGATAGATAGTTCAAGATATTGTGCGATGATGGTATTAAAGAAAAAAACAACAGAAGGTGTACGTCCTTTTATGATTAGGTAAAAACAAATTAAACATAATAATATTTTAAAATAAAAAAGTTATGGTAAAACTAAATTTAGAAATTGATGGAGAAAATAAAACTTACGATATTCCAACACAATGGGATGATGTTACTGTAGATAAGTTTATTGAAATTGTTAAGTTAAATGAAAAAAAAGATATTAACGATTTAGAGAAGGTAATGGAGTTAATGAATATACTAACTACAATACCAAAAGATGATGTAGAGTTATTACCTGTAGAATCATTTATGGAGATACAGAATAATTTTTCTTTTGTGAAAACAGATGTTGATAAAAAGATGAAGGACTCTATTGTTATTGATGGTGAAGAATATTTTGTAAAAAATGATTTTAATGATTTAACAATGGGTGAAAGTATTACAATTGAAACCTTATTAAAAGAGGCGGATAATCCAATGTATATTTTAGATAAGATGTTATGTTTGTTTTTAAGGAAGAAAAAAGAGAATGGTAAGTTGGAAAGTTTTAAAACAACATTCTTAACAGATAGAATAGATATCTTTAGAAACGCACCAATTACAGAAGTATATAATAATCTAATTTTTTTTTCGAATGGCGTAGATATATTAGAAAACAATATGAAGGACTTTTTGGTAGAGAAATAAAAAGGAAAAAAGAAGAAGAACCTAAAAGTAAAAGATATGATATTAACGGACCTACTAAAATAAGTGAAAAATTTTTATGGTTTAAAGTTGTTCATAATTTGATGAAAGAACTAAATACTACTGAAGATAAAATATATAAAAAGAACTATATAAGTTGTTTAAACTGGTTAAGTTATTTTTATGAAGAACAAAAGGTAAATGAAAATAAACAAAAACAAATTGTAAAACAATGACATATATTAAAACATATAACGAATTAATAGAAGAGTTTAAACTATTTAGTGACGCCCATTTTCAATTAAAAGACTTTGGGAATGGACCCACTAGTGATATAGGTGTTAGTAGAAAAATGGATTTTCCTTATCTATGGATTACTCATAGAACACCATCTTCAATTACTGTAGGTAATAAAATTCAGATACCTGATATGGTATTAACCTTTATTGTTGTCGATCAGATTAATAATCAAGATAATTATGAAGATACTAATGGTGTAGATAGTGATAATCAACAAGAGATATTATCTGATACTTTACAAATAGTACAAGATTTAATTAATTATATTTCTCAAAATTTAGGTAGTAGAGGTGTATCATTATTAGAAAATACTGTTAATATAGAACCTACATATGATGATACAGATGATAGAGTTACAGGTTGGGTAATAGATTTAACATTAAGATTAAAACATTTAAATTGTATTACACCTATGGCGGATGTTGTTTATCCATCAGGTACAACACCAACATATATTACACCATCACCATATTTAACTTGTGATACATTAGAAAACTGTTCAATTATTCAACAATTACTTAATTCAACAGGAGGTTCTTTAGGTGTTGATAGTATCTATACTCAAACAATACCAAAGACATTAACAGGAGATACACTTTCTACAGATACAGAATTTAGTTTAATATCGGGATTATCAGGAGTAACAGGTGATTTATCTAGTAATTATGGTGTTGGTGATTTAACTATTAGTGGGAATACTTTATCAGTAGGTGATAGATATTATGTTAGAATGGATGTTGAAAGTGACGGTGTATTTTTGTCACCAATACTTAAAACAAAATTAATTAATAATACAGATACGGAAGTTATTTCTTTATTTCAAGATAATACCGTTCCATTTGTAACAAACAGTAAATTTGTATATGAATCAACATTGACAGTTAGAAGTATTGGAACTAGTGGTAACGCAGAAATCTTCGTATCATCAAATATCTATGGTTCTAGTTTTTCTGATTTTGATACACAACACTTCTTTTTAATTGATAATGTAACTCAGAATACAACATTCGATACAACTGTAGATAATCATTTAGATTTCACTTTTGAATATAACGACTTCAACTTAGGTAGTACTATTACTAATAATGGAATCTCAGTACAAAAGATAAGTGGTGGAGAAACTTTAACTTGTGATACATTATCAGGATGTTCTACAATACAAACAATAGAAAATGATATTGATAATCTTTATCTAACAAAGAATAGTAGATTATATACACAAACAAGTGATTCAACACCTATTACAAATACAACTACAGAGAGTTCTTTAATAGGGACAGGATTAGGTAGTCTTAGTATACCATCAAATGTATTTCAAGTAGGTGATACATTTAGAGTAGTAATGGGTGGTAGATTAACTAATGGTAATAATGAAGATTTAACTCTAAGAGTAAAAAGTGGTTCAGTAATATTGGCGGATTCAGGTTTACAATCATTGACTACACATAGTGATGATACTTTTAAAATTGAAATTGATTTTACTATAAGGAATACAGGTACCACAGGAGTTGGAAACATAATGACATTGGGTACATTCCAAACAATTAAAAAGAACTCATCTGAGATATTAGGATTTGAGTTTACAGATCAAAATAATACTACGTTTGATACAACAGTACCAAACACTTTAGACATTACCTTAGAATGGGATAATGCGTTAGTTGGTAACAGTATTTATAGTCAAATATTCACATTACAAAAAACTTATTAATGAGTAAGAAGGTAGAATTATATGATAAACAAACTCTTAAAGAATTCGGTAAGGATTATGTTAAGATATTAACAATTTTTTTAAAGAAAAATAGAAAGGTTGCGTCTGGCGCATTAATTAATTCTATAAATTTTAAATTACAGGAGAAGGCGAAAGAGATACTTATAATTTTAGAAAGTAATGATTATTTGGAGTGGGTGGATAAAGGTAGAAACCCCGGTAAATATCCACCCTTACGGGCGATATCAGATTGGGCGAGATTAAAGGGTATATCACAGAACGCCGTATTTCCTATTGCGAGAAAAATATTTAAATTTGGGATAGAACCTACAAATGTTATTGCGGATACAATTAAAGAAATAGAGACATCACCAACATTCCAAAAGAAGTATGAGGATACATTATTAAAGAATGTAGAAGAAATAATGGGTTACCAATTTGAAGAATTAAATAAAAATTATAGATAATGGATATATTAGTACAACCAGATGATTATATGGCGGGATATTCGGCGATACCGATTAGGATATCGGATTCCGCCTCTACAATAACAGAACAATATAAATATGTGATTAATATCCTATGGGATAAATTACAAGTCGATAGTATTACATATACATCTCAGTCAATATTGGGATTTACATCAGTACATAACTTTAAAAAGGGTGATACAGTATTTATTCAAGATAGTAACGATCCTAATTATAGTGGTTATTATATTATATCACAAATTCCTTCTAGTACACAAATTGCAATTAATGAATTTTTATCTTTAGGTGTAAGTAATATGTTTATTGGTAAAGTAATCAAATATAGATTACGACCTGATTTAGAAGGTGAGGCGAAAATTGATTTAAGTAATACGATTAAAGATTTTGTAACACAAGATTTAGAAGATGTTAATGAAGTATATGAGGCACCAAACACTGTATTTGGATATGACTTATCGATAGGTACTGAACAAAGGGCGTTATACTATTTTGAAGACAATTTATTTATATCGGGTGGTACGGTAGGATTTTTAAATACTGATATTACTGATCCTGATGATGTACCATTAAATATTGGTGATTCTATTTATATTCAACAATATGAAGATGTTTGGAATTATTATGATAACTTCTTTAGTACTGGTAATGTAGGTTTTACCTCGACAACCCAAACACATAATTTTAGAACTGGTACCACAGTAAATGTTACAGGACAAGTAACAAATCCTTCATATAATGGATTTAAGACAGTCACATCAGTACCTGATAGTTATTCATTAGTAACTGATCAACCTTGGATTGTTGGTACACCTGTAGAGGGTGGAACAATAACTGGTATGGCGAGACCTGAATATAATGGTAACGCAACTGTATTAGATATTTATTATGAACCATTATTAAGTGGAGTGGTAGTTGCAACAAACAAAATATGGACTGATGGTACAAGTCCTATTGGTGGATATATACGATCACTAAATAGAGAAGAAAAATCGATTTATGATATAGAAAGAATTAACAATAAAAAGGCGTATAACGCCAGATTTACTAATTTAGAATATAGTGTTGATGCGTTTAATGAGTATGTAGTAAAACCAATAGTAATACCTACTAACCCACCATCTGATAATAACATATCAACAATATTAAGAGGTACTTATAAACATAGAATAGAACAATCAACTAAGAGTTGGTTATTGGTACATAAAGAAGAAGTAGATCCACAATACGATGGAGAACCATTCTTCGACTTTTATAACTCAAATGGTACATTACTATTAAAATGTAAATTGAGTGGTTCTGCGTCAATGTATGACTATCATTATCCAGTAGGAATCGATCAATTATTAAACTCAACAAGTTTAGTTACTATTTCTGGTACACCATTATCAGGAATAACTTCTGATATTTCATATTATAGAACTTATTTAGGGGATCCTGTAAATTCACTTATTACGAATACGATATTCTTTGAATTAAATGATGATTGTTCTAAATACGATATCTACCATTTAATGTGGAAAGATAAGTTAGGTAGTTGGTTATCATATCCATTTATTTATTTATCTAAACATTCTACAGAGGTAGAGAGAAAAACCTATTATCAGACAGAGGGTAATTGGGATAATGATACCTTTGGTTATGATTCTTATGGTAGAGGAGAAAAGAATTATTTCAGTAGAAGTAGAGATAAGATAACACTTAATAGTGGATGGTTAGAAGACGAAGAAGTATTCTTAATGAAAGATTTAATGAAATCATCATCAGTATATGTACAGACACCTGATAACGATTTAATTGCGTGTATGATTGAAGAGAATACGATACAACTTAAAAATTCATTAAATGATCAGATATTCAATTATACCTTTAATATTAGATTGAGTGGAAACGATATTAGATTATAAACAAAATAAAGAAAAGACTATTTAATAATAAATAATTATGTCGGAGAAAGAATTTTTTGAAAAAATCAGTTTAGATGAGAATGGTAATGTTAATATTGTCATTGTACCTAAAGTTACACCAACAGAAAAGGGTGTTAATAGATATAATACATTTAAAAAAATAGAATTAACACCTGAAGGTTATCTGAAGGTATATGAAGGATAAAATTAAATAAAACATTTTAAAATGAGTAATAACGTAAATAATCAATATGACTTCTTTAAGTTAGTAAATTTAGATAACGATGGTAATCTAGGAGTAAACGTCATTGGTGGAGGATCAGGAGACAACTACTATACAACGTCTGGTTCATATAATGCAGGAACAGAAGAATTAGAGTTTGTAGGTAATAATGTGTTAACAACATTTAATGTAGATGTATCTGCGTTAGTTGGTTCTGATATTAACTATTATGTTACTGGTGGTACTTATAATTCAGGTACTGAGGAAATAGATTTTGTTGGTAATAACCCATTAACTACTTTTTCTGTAGATGTATCTTCGTTAGTCGATACTGATACCAATTATTATGTTAGTGGAGGTACTTATAATTCAGGAACAGAAGAATTAGAGTTTGTAGGTAATGATGTATCAACAACATTTAATGTAGACGTATCAGGTATTTTAACTAACCTACCATATGATACATCTTTTGCGTTATCTGATGAAACAACACAAATTGTTACAGGTACTAGTGTTACAACAATATACGCACCTAGAGGGTTTAATCTAACAAATGTTAAAGCGTCTTTGACAACATCAGGATCATCTATATCTGAATTTGATATTAAGGTAAATGGTGTTAGTATTTTAAGTACAAACATTACAATCGACTCAAACGAAAACTCTTCTTCAACTGCGTTAGTCCCACCAGTTATTAGTTCATCTAGTGTTAGTGATAACGATAGAATTACTGTAGATATAGTACAGGCGGGAACTGGTGCGACAGGTGCGAAGATTTATTTAATTGGAGAAACAGTATAATTATGAGAAAAATTGCGGAAAAAATAGTAGTAAGAGAAGAAATTAAATCTGACGTTATGTTAGATATAGAAGGTAATCCAACTGATATATCATACGAATATAAAGAATATGATATTTTAGATAAAGATGATAATATCATAGAAACTAGTAGGACTACAGATTTAAACGCCAATTCAGAAGATATTAGAAAAAGTTTAGGAATTAAGTTTGGAATTTCTACTTGGATTACAAACGATTAAAAAAATTTAAAGAATATGCCATATATAATTAACCCCTGGAGATATATAAGTGAAAATGGTTGTCCAATACCATTAAATTTGTTAGTAAGTAACGAAACAGTATTTACTGCGGATTTAAGTTGGGGAGTTATTAAAGCCACTGGTGGTCAAGTCAGTATTATTAATGATGGTGGTACTTTTTACGCAGTCCATACATTTAACTTATCAGGAACTTTTGAGGTTTTAACAGATGTTGATGTAGAATACTTAGTTGTTGCCGGTGGAGGTGGCGGTGGTGCACCGTCTACTAACTCAGGAACAGGAGGCGGTGGTGCAGGTGGTTTATTAACAAATGTAGGTACATCAACATTATCTTTAACCGCAGATACATATACAATAACAGTTGGTGATGGAGGACTTCAGAATACAAATGGAGATGATTCATCATTAGATACTCTTTTTACTGCCACAGGTGGTGGTAGAGGTGGATATGGAACTTCTACAGGAACAAGAACTGGCGGAAACGGTGGTTCTGGTGGTGGAGGTGCAGGAACTTTCTCATCAACAAATTATTTAGGTGGTACAGGAATTTTAGGACAAGGATTTGATGGTGGTACCGCACAAAGTTCTACTAGTAGTGCAGACGCACAAGTCGGTGGTGGAGGCGGTGGTGCCTCAGAAGTCGGAGGAGACGGTAGTGGTGCACCATCAACAGGTATCGCAGGTGATGGTGGAGATGGATTAGAAATAAATATTAATGGTACACCTACTTATTACGCTGGTGGCGGTGGAGGAGGTAAAAGAACTTCTTCTGGTGGTTCCGCAGGTACTGGTGGTTTAGGTGGCGGTGGTAATGGTGGTGCAAACACTGATATTGGTGGCAATGGTACTCCTAACACAGGTGGTGGAGGCGGAGGTGTCGGACCTAGCGCATCTAGTGCAGGTTTAGGTGGATCAGGAGTTGTTATTATACGATATGAAATTGATGAACCCGGAGATTATGAAGTAGAATGGTTTTTAAGTGGTTCAACTTCATCTGAAGGTACTGATACTGTTAATGACAGTACAACCTACACTATTACAGGTTTAACATCAAATACAAGTTACGAAACAAGAGTTAGAAAAGTATGTTCAGTAGGAGTTTATTCTGATTGGTCAGATAAAGTAGGATTTACAACTTTACCATTAACACCACCTATTAATCTATCTGCGTATACTAATACTACTAGTGTTGATTTAGATTGGGATGGTAATGGTTATGTTGGTGAAGAATATGGTTTAGAATGGGGATTAAATGGTTATGTAAGTCCAATAGGAACTGCAAGAACTTCAAATGAATACTATACAGTTACAGGTTTAACTAGTGGTAATACATATGAGTTTAAAGTTAAAACTCTATTAGGTAGTGAAGAATCTATTAATACAACAGTTACCGCAACAACACAATTTACGCCTCATATTATAATTAATGATAATTTTCAAGATCCATCATATGTAAGATTATTTGATTATAATACTGGTAGTGAATTGACATTTGGTAAATGGCCTTTAACTGCATTAGATAATAGAGTTTCTTCAGGTGCGGGACATAGAACATTAGATGGAAATTATTATCTTATACAAAAAGCGGGTTATGTTGGTGGTGTTAGATATAATTCATTATATTCTTCTATTGGTGATAGAATTTTTGATTGGATTTTACCAGATGGTATTATTCAGAATTATCAAATACTTCAAGGGGCGATGAATGATAATGAAGAAGTTTATTCACCTAGTAATTTAGGGCAATCAGTTGCTAAGTTTGTTGATGGTAGTAAAGATTGGGAAACTTTAATATTTAGTTCTGGTTACGATCCTATCAACACCGCATTATCAATGGATCATAGTAAAGTGGTTTATACATACGCACAAACTAAAGTAAGTGGACCGTTTGAATGGGGTGTATTAAGTGCGGAGACAGGTAGTGAATTATTAACAGTAACAGGACATTCATATGGTACTATTGCAATTATGGTAGATAGTAATGATAGAGTTATAACCGCAGGTGATTGGGGTTATTCTTCCCAACCTGTATATGATAGATCACCAGTACAAGTTTGGAATATGACTACAGGTTCTTTAATACAAAATATAACAACAGGTAGAACAAGTACTTTAGTTGCGGTAGATACAAACGATAATATCATATACGATGATTATCCTGGTAGTGGTTATAATGTTGATATAGTAAAGGTTAATTCATCTGGAGTTGAACAATGGAGAAAAACAGTTAATCAAGATTTTGCGAATCTTAATCAATTGACGGTAGGTCCTGATGATAGTGTTGTTTACATTTATAAACAATATACTCCTTCTTTTGATCCTAGAAAAGTAGTTATTAAAAAATGGGATTCTTCTGGAACGTTATTATTTACTGTTGTAACTAATATTTTACAAGCTCCTAGCTCAGGCGATGCAAATCAATTCAGACATCCATATATAACACCATTACCAATAAGTAGATATTTTTAAAATTAAATTATGAAAAGTAGAGTGATAACACATTATGATATAGATCAAACTCTTTTAACTAGAATAGATGAAGAGGGAGAAGAGGTTTTTTATAAGAATGTAAAGGCGATGTGTAACGATGAATTTCTTTTTGATGATGAATACATATTGGATGACATCAACAGAGAACACACCTCAGAGGATGTGGCGAAACAAAAAAGAGTTTTATTAGGTAAGACTATCTTTAACAATTATTAATCTCTTAGAATTAAGATAATGAAAAAGTCCTTATGGGACTTTTTTTATTTTTAAAAACATATGTTGATTAAATATATTTTACAATAAATGATCTATGAATAAATACCAAATTATTGTAAACGATACAATATTAGATACGTTTGAAGATTTAGATATCTCTCTAAATTACGCAATTACAGATATTACTGATGTAACTAAGAGGAAAACTAAGTTCAGTAAGACTATTGAATTACCAGGTACTCCCGCCAACAATTTGTTTTTTAAACAGATATATGATGTGAATATCGATAATATCAGTTTTAATCCAAATATTAAACAACCTGCGTCAATTAGTATTGGTGATAATGAAGTATTAACTGGTGATTTACAACTATTGAATATTATAATCAATAATAAGGATGTTGTTTATGAAATAGTTATTGCGGGTAAATTGAAAACGATTCTAACAGAGGTTAAAGATTATTATTTAACTGATTTAGATTTTTCAGAATACGATCACATTCGAAGTAGAGAAACAATTATTAACAGTTGGGATCATATCATTACACGAAATGGAACAGATACTTTAGTAGATAAGGGACAAGGATACGTATACCCTTATATTGTTAACGGTAATAGTACAGATATTTATCAAAATTGGTATGTTTATGATTCATTTCCTGCGATATATGTAAAAGAATATATAGATAAAATATTTGAATTTGCGGGATTTACATATACATCAAACTTTTTTAATAGTGATTATTTCAAATCATTAATATTACCTTATACATCTGAATCAATTCAACTTACTGCCGAAGAGTTAGACGATCTATCGGTAATTGTGGGTGTTGATAGTACTAAACCTGAGACATCTTCAGGTACACCACCAGAAGGTGCAACACCGGGTTATGTAGATATGTTTAACGATTATGTGATTAAATATGAGGATCCGTGGTATTATACAGATGTTTATTATAACCCTTATTTAAACAGAGAAGATGGTTCGGTTGGAGATGTTATTTTTAGAAATGGTGATGATATCTTTGAAGATAACATTTATTTTATAGATGGTGATATAAATCCTTTATTTATTAATGAGACTAATTTCTATGATATATCATTTAAAGGTAAACTAGTACCAAAATGGTTTTCAGATGGTGGCGAAGATGTTAAGTGGAAGGGAGACGGATTTGTTGAATATATTTATTATTTATATAAGAGATCACCTGATGGGACTATAACATTATTAGATCAATCAGGAATACCACCATTTGTTGATGGAGAATATGGAACACAATTCTATACACCATCAAATACAGGTTTTAACGCATCTCCTTGGTATGATACACAGGCCTTGTTAAATATTAATTTAAGTGCGAATAATGTCTGGATTGAAGAAACGAGTATAGTTTGGGTTAGAGTCGGTGTTAGGTGGCCTAGTGATGTTAAATGGGATATTGATGGTGTTTTAGTTAATCAAAACCAAAAGATGAATTTAAGAATGACATTGGCGGAAAGTATTGATGGTGAACCAACAGTATATTCAGTTATTCCTTCATCTAATCAAAATTATTCTACCAATATACCAATTTCTATGAGACAAATTACTCATAGAATAAAGATGAAAGATTTCTTTTTAAATATTGTTAGAATGTTTAACCTAATTATTCAAGATAATCCCGATAAAACACAGGATCTTATTATTGAACCTACTGATGATTTCTTTAGTTCCAAAGAAAAAGTATTGGATTGGACAAATAAATTGGATAACGATAGTGATATTACCATTACTCCGATGTCTGAGTTAGATTTCTATAGTTATAAATTTACATATAAAGAAGATACTGATGTATATAATGAATCATATACATTTGATTATAGTGAAATATTTGGTGAACGAGAAATTACAATAGATAATGACTTTTCACAGAAAGAAGAAAAGTTAGAATTATTATTTTCACCAACACCATTATCATCATATAACATTAATGATAGGGTTGCCCCATTCTTTGTAGATATTGATAATAATGAGATGAAAAGTAAGTCTGTTAACTATAGAATTTTATTCTATGGGGGTACAATAGACTGTGATACTTGGTATTTAAAGGATTATCCGACATCAGATCCTACATTAATATCAAATCTATCTAAATATCCATATTGTGGTATGTTCAATCATCCATATATTGGTACAGAAGACTTATCATTCGGTCCTGTTAAAACATTTTATTATGATACAGGTATTGGAGGGGTATTTAATTCTGTTAACGCAATACCAAATTCAAATCTCTATAATAAGTTTCATCAAAATACCTTTAGAACACTAATTGATAAGAACTCTAGATTATTTAAAGGGTACTTTCATTTAACACCTAAAGATATTGCGACATTTGACTTTAGAGATGTTGTATTTTTAAATGGTAGTTATTGGAGGGTGAACGAAATTAAAGACTTTAATCCTACGAATAGTGATTCATTGACTGAGGTTATACTATATAAAGAGATTAACCAAATATTCTTTGATTTGGATACATTAGATGTACCTGATAGTAATGTAAATTGTCCAGATGACTTAATATCGGTGGTTAATTCACCAAATTCAAGAGAAGGAAATTATGTTACCTCCCGTAGTGGGATAAGAATTAGTGATGATTGTTGTAGAAGTTTAGGGTTAATTCCAAATAATGGTAATTGTTTATATCCAAAAATTAATCCTGGTAGTGTTTTAACAATAGAAGATCAATTATATTCACCTGATAGTGAACAAATATTACCAGTACAACAGAGTTATGGACCTAAATCATTACAAAAGAATAATAACACTCTTAACACTATAGACGTAAAGGTGTTAGGTAGATCTAATTATATTCCTAAAAACAGTTCTAACTCACTGATTATTGGTGATAATAACTCTTTAATACGTAATACTAAAAATACATTAGTTATTGGTAATAATATTACTCCATTAGTTGAGAATTCTCTATATATAGGAAATGTTTATATTGATGAGAATGGTGAAATTAATAATAACAAACTATATATTGTTGATAGTGGACAAGATACTGTGATTAATTTAGATAAAACGAATTTTATAGATATAATTGATGGTGGTGAGAACTCTGTTAGAAATCTTGGTGGTGATTCTAAGACTAGACCGATAATAATGAATTCAGATAACACATCAACTCAAATATAAAAACAGATAAGTAAAAATAATATTTTAAAATAAAAAGATATGTCAGATAAAGTAGAATATTCAAGACTCTTATTAAAACGTTCAACACAAACAGGTGTAGAACCAACGGTAACGAGCGCAACTACATTAAATCAATTAACATCAACTGATTTATTGGACGGTGAAATGTTTTTAAATACTACAGATAAAAGGGCGTTTGTTCGATTAGGTAACACAATTGAAGAATTTTCTTTTACTGTTACTGGTGGTACAACATATGAGTGGACAACATTAGATATCGGAGCGTGGGATATGGATAATATAGCCAATTTGAATGTACCTCACGGATTAAATTCTGTGGAGTTTTCCAGTATAGTAAACTTAGATTTTACGTTAGTAGATGATGGTGGAACGACTTTCTATAGTTCAAATCATCCAGATGTATATTCAACTTTTGATAGTACAAATATCACATTAAGAAGAACTAATGGAGGATTTTTTGATAGTGGTAATTTCTCATCAACAGGAAGTACTAGAGGTACTATATCCTTTTCATATAATCCAGTTTAATTAATTTAAAATTATGGCACAAACTGCACAGATAAATATTAGTATCGATACTCAAAACGCAATTAAGAGTATTGGTGAACTAAATAATGAAATTGGTGATTCGATTGTAACCGTAAGAGACTTACAGATGGCAGTTGATGCCTTACAGGACGAATT